CAATGGTTCTAAACAAGAACTTAAGCGTACCTCTGCAGGTGTATACCACAGAATGCGTAACAATGGTAACTTGGTACAATACAATCGTGGAGAATTTTCTGCTAACTTGATTCGTTCAGTATTTGGAGATTTATTCTATCGTCGTGTTGATGTTAAAGACAGACGTGTAAAAATGTACACTAACGAAGCTGGATTTGACGTATTCCAACAAGCACTTAAAGCTGATGCTTTAAATTCAGGTTTAACTTTCATGGCTGATTCTGGAAACAGATACATGCAAGGAGAAGGACAACACATCACTTACAACTTTGCATTCGATGCAATGGTAACTCGTGAGACTGGTCGTGTTGAACTTATTCACTTGAAAGAATTAGATTTACCACAATCAAATCTAGAATTTGGACAGAACAAGAAAAGCACACCTGTATTTATGGTGTTTGATGTATCTCCAATGTCTGATGGTTCTATGATTAATAACATGAGAGAAGTTCGTATGAAGGGTGCACCTTCTATGACTTGGGGATATATTGATGGAACTCGTCATCACTTAGGATTTGCAAAATCTCAAGGTATGAGCTCTGCTAACAAATTCCCAGGATACGAAATCTGGATGAAAGATCGTTGTGATATCTTTATTGAAGATTTGTCTCGTACAGTCTTGATTGAAGAAATTCCTCAATTCTAATAAGAATATATCTAGTAGCCATCCCATAAGAACTGGTCGCTTATACTAGATTTTTTCTCTGAGAAGTAGGCTCCTTACATCCTCCCACCTGTGGGAGCCTACATTCTCTTTTCAGAGTGATGATTGAGATTACATGTCTCTTTGCATTTCTTTCGATAGAAACACTCTGCAATATAAAACCAAATAAATTAAACTACATTATGGGCAAGATAGGAAAAATCGCCACACTTAAAAGAGATTATAATAACTCTCAATTACAAACAATGCAAGGAGGACTTTCTGCAAAAGGTTTGACAAGAATTCCTGGTACAGGTGTATTCAAATATCCTTATAAGGAATTGGATGGTCAGTATAGAACAGGACTAGATGTTAATGCTGCATATATTCGCAGAATTCAAGATCCACTAGAAAGAGAATTGGAAACTGAGCGTGTTAGAGCTCTTAAATTAAAACTTGAAGACTCTTTAGGTAGTGTTGATTTAGGACCACGTTCTTCTTTTTGGAATTATGGTTTATCAACTTCTGCAGACGATGTACTTCATGTGCAAGCTGTTAAGTTACTAGATGGTGATAACTATTTCGATTTAACTAATCCTTTTCAAGAATTAGCTTTTTCTTGGTTACGTGTTCATCCTACTATTGCTTCTAGTTATCAAGCTTGGGAACGTGGAGAATATTCAGCTGATACTCAATTTTATGTAGCTGATGATGAAATAGAAAACGCAGTGATTTATAAGAAGAAACAACTAATCAATAAAGCTATTGTGAAGTTTGATTCAATGAGTCCTGAGAAGAAAAGAAAAGTGGCACGTTTATTAGGATTACCTGTTACAGATGAGACTAAAGAAGAAGTGGTATATAACTTAGTAGATAATGTTCTTAAACAAACAGAGTTTGCTAATGGTAAATTCCAAGGACTGAATCCTGTTGAAGTGTTTGGCAGATTTGCTGACATGAAAGAAAACTTGCTCCATATTAAAGATCTTGTAAAACAAGCAGTTACCCATTCTGTATACAGATTAAAAACTAATGGTAAAGTATACGAAGGGGAGTTTGAAGTAGCAAAAGATGAAGAAGATTTAATCAGATTCCTTGCTGATGATGATAACCAAGATGAGTTAATCACTCTAGAACAAAAAGTTAAATCTAAAAAATTAGCATCTGTATGATACCAGTAGATAGTTTATTATATAAAATAGATCAAAAACTAAATAAGCTATCCACAAACGAACATCAGCAAATTAATCTTGAAGATAAAATTTTAGCATTAAATGAAGCTCAGATTAAGTTAATTAAACAAAAGGTTGATGGATTTAGTACATCTAGTGGAATGGGACTTGATTCTTTCAAGAAACGTTATGAAGATTTACAAAGTTTAGTTGAGGATTATAATCATCAACCACTTCCATTAACATTAGAAGATGAACAACTAAATCAATGGAAAGCAGATGTAACCACTCTATTACCAAAATACATGTTCTACTTAGATTGCTATGTAATAGCAGATAAGGGTAGATGTAAGGATAGAAAGATTTGGATAAACAATGATTTAACTAAACATGGTGATTTACAGTTTCTTTTAAATAATGATCATTACAAACCATCATTTGAGTATCAAGAAACATTCAATTATCTTGCCACTGATGAGATGAGTATATTTACAGATGGTACGTTTACACCAACATCTATTAACATAATGTATATGCGATATCCTGTATACATTGATAAATCAGGATATATTGGATTTGATGGAAATCCATCAGTAGATAGAGATTGTGAACTTGAATTATATCTTGAAGATGAACTTCTAGATCTTACAGTTCAAAATCTTGCAATGTATACTGAGAATCAATCTGCTGTACAAAGTGCAGCATACAGGATACAAACAAATGAATAAAATTTTAAACAATTAAATTAATATAAAAAATGGCTGATTTTTCATTAACCACGTTATTCGTGGTTCCAGTAGGACAGACTGCTCTTCCTAGCTCTGGTTCAACCCAAGACCTCGCTGCAGGTCAAGTGGGTATTTTTAGAAGTGACTATACTTTAGCAACAGCTGCTAATATTGCTGCTTCTCCTTATTTCTACATAGCTCAAGGTAGAACAAACACTTATCTACAAGGATCTAAACGTTCTGATAAGATTAAAGGATGTCCTTCAGGTTCTGGTTGCAATTCTAACGTAACTGAATGGTACACAGTAAAAGGATGTCCCACTGCTGCAACTCAAGTTACTGATGTAACTAATTGGAATGTACAGTGTGGTGATGTAGTTACATTAACTCTTCGTGCACATTCTTCTTACATTGACACCTTGTATTTCAATGGTTTCACTCGTTCAGTAACTGTTCAAGCTCCTTGTTGTGCTTGTGATGCTAATCCTTGTGATCAAGTTGATATTCCTCAATTCATTGATAGCGTTATTGCTAAGTTAGAACAACAAGCTCCTGGTATCAACCCTGATAACATTAGCTTCAACACTTTCTACACATTTGAACGTTTAGGAAATGACGCTTCTGCAATCCTTCGTATTACTGGAAAGCCTCTAACTGTATATGGTCAACCATGTGATGTTGCTGCATTCCCTTTTGAATATGATAGAATGTACTTTAGAACATTTGTTTTCAATGGTCCTGCTACTACTGCTGACTTTATTGTTGCTGACAATTGTGACATTGTTGCTGATCCAATCATCATTCAACGTGCTTCTTACCCTTCAGGTCAATCTGCTGAAATTGCTCAACTAGAGAAGAATTTCTACAGCTACCAAGCAGGATACTTAAAGCATCTTTACAGAATGGCTGGATACAACGAGAACTTTGAGTCTTGGGTATCTTCAGGAGTGACTTATGACACTTATTATATTAAGTTCAATGAGTACAATAAAGCTGCTTATCAGTGGGGTGATTATATCATGGAAGATTCTATGGTGATCATTGCTGCTCCTAACGCAGATGTAAGTGGAATTGCTGCTGCTATTGAAACTGTATTAGAAGCTGGTCTTGGTACTGTGGTTAATGATAACTCTTGTGTTACCACCACTTCTACTACCACTACAATTTGGCCTACTACTACAACCACTTCCACTTTAATTCCATAATTGGATAGTTGTAAATTAAATATCACATAACCTATGCCAGAGGTGAGAGGATTAAATCTCAGATCCTCTGGCATATTTATTTAAACTAATTATGCCAGCTTTAAATCTAGATATAATAGTAGTACCTACGTATAGTACGTTAACATTAGGTGTGGCTGATGCATCAACATATCCTACCACTCCTCCCATTGTAGTATCTCCTACAATTGAAATAAATGTTCCTTCATTAGGACTTGTAATTCTTCCTTTTACACCTAATGATTTTAATATATTTACATCTGCTTCACTAGGACTAAGTATTTTGGGGCAACCTTTAATACCTCTTCCTGATGGAATATACACACTTAAATACACTGTTGAACCAGCATATGAAAACTTTGTTGAAAAAAGCATTATGAGAGTGGATAAAATACAAGAAAAGTTTGATGGAGCATTTATGAAACTTGACATGATGGAATGCGATAGAGCTATAAAGACTCAACAGAAAGTTAATCTTACAAGTATATATTTCTTTATACAGGCATCTATTGCTGCTGCAAATAATTGTGCAATAATTGAATCTAATAAATTATATACTCAAGCAAACAGTATGTTAGATAATTTTATTAAAAATAATTGTTATTGCTCTGGTAATAACTATGTTGTAAACTTTAGATAATATGGCTACTTGTAGAGGATGTAAAGCAAACTTTGGATGTGGATGTCAATTAGTTAATGGTCTTTGTGCAATGTGTCGTGCAGCTGCTACAAAGTTTAAACAAGTTATAAAATATGTTAACTCCTAGACTTACTACTTACCCAGCATGTGCTACAGTGACAGCACTATTAAATGATATAGATTGCAGACTAACAGAATTAGCAAGCACTCTATATAATAATATTATCTATTCATTAAACCAACCTATACCAGCAGAAGCTATAATGGATCTTTTGAATTATAAAAGAATACTAACGTATAAATTTTGTAATTCAGATTATGCTCCATGTTTCACTGTAGAAATGATTGCTAGTAGGGTAAAACTTTTAAAATATAAATAAATGAGTATTTGTTCAAATTGCTATAATGGATGCACTGAGATTGTCTCAGATAAGTGTGTTAGATATACAGGAATAGATGTTCCTGTTTTGGGAATACAAACAGGTGACTCTCTATCTTTTGTAGAGCAATGTATAATTACATTTCTTACATCTACATTAGATGGTACAGGAATTAAACTAACTATAGACCCTGCAATTATTTGTGAGGTGGTTAATCAATATCTTCCTGATTGTGAAGACCTAAATGCTTTAAACCTTTTCAAAGCTTTAATTCAAGCTTCTTGTGATTTACAAGATCAAATAGATGTAATTGTTGCAGAACTTGCAGCTCTTGAAGGAAATTATGATGTTGATTGTTTAACAGGTGTATCTGCATCAAGTGGTACACATGATGTTCTACAAGCTGTAATCACAAAACTTTGTGATGTGGATGCTGCATTAGTAGCTCTTGCGGTAGATGTAGATACAAACTATGTTAAACTTGATGATCTAGATGCATTAATACAAGCCTATCTAAATTCAATAGCTCCAATTGCACAACAGTATGTTAAAATGGTTCCATTCACTGCAGTGGAATACTATGGCACATTATCTAATTTCGATGGTTCTGGAGCAGGTATTGCAGGCTTAGGATGGGATAAGATTTATATATGTAATGGATCTAATGGTACTCCTGATAAAAGGGGTAGAGTGGGTGTAGGTGTAACAACAGGTGTTCCTGGAGGAGCAATGTCTGCTGCAGTGGATCCAGCAGTGGCTGGTAATCCTACGTATACATTAAACTCAGTGAATGGCACAAACAATGTACTTTTAACTACAACACAAATTCCTGCACATACACATACTACAACACCTATACCTGTTGCACATACACACTTTATGTATAACACAGATGTAAATACTACTGGAACCCCTCAAATAACTGCTTCTACTTATGTAACAAGAGCTAGATCATACTCAAGTCAAAATATAGATTATGAGATTATGGGTAGTTCAACATTACCAACTTTAGGTAATAGTAGTTCTACTTCTATAAGTGCAAATGTTACTGTTAATGATGCAGGAGGTGGTTTATCACATCCAAATTATCAGCCAGCTTTGGCAACAAATTATATTATATACATTCCTTAATTTTAAATTATGTCTTGTTTACCAGGAATGCCTTGTTATAATGAAGCTTATAGAATTGCATTTCCATTTGCATGTAACGATCCTTGTATATCTAGTTTTCAAATTATATACAATGGTCCAAATTTACCTTGTACAGGAATTCAATCAAAAGATAATCTAGAAGTAGCTTTACAGAAGATAGATAATAGAATGTGTTCTGATGAATTTATAGCACATATTATAGATACAATTGAGAACACTCCTCTTCTTCAAGCATACTTTTGTCAATTGGTAAATACATGTCCTGCAACAACTACCACTACTACAACAAGTATATAAACCAATAAAATATGACAGTATTAATAACATTAACAACAGCAGGTTCTGATACAGGACCATTTGATCTTTATTCAGATGTAGATGGGTTTGTAGTTCCTTTTGAAAACAATGTACCTAAAGCTTCTTTAGTATCAGGATACACTTCTTCTTTAGTTCCAAATGGAACTGTAGTGATAAGAGTGACATCTGATTCTGTATGTACTAATTACATTGATTTAATTATTAGTGGTACCACCACAACTACATCTACAAGTAGTACAACATCTACTAGTACTACTACCACAACCACTACATCTGGCCCAATAATGGGAACTTTATATGGTTTATATGGATACGCTGATATTTCAGGAGAAGCATGTACACAATCTGGTGGAAGCTGGGTTTCATATGGATCTCCACAATTAGCAGTGTATGCAGTTTCATCTACTTCTATAGGAGTGACACAATTCTTTAATGATAGTAGTCTACTAGTTCCATTTGATGATCCAGCAGCATATAATAAACAACTATCGTATTCATTAGCATCAAATCCAACTGATTTATATACAGCGTATTATAGTAATACATTAGTAATATCAAGTCAAACTGATTGTTTTTAAAATACAAAAATCCTGTTTTGTTGGTTTTACAGGATTCTCCTGAGATTAATTTCTCAGGAGTTTTTTATTTTATAACTAAATTGATTATAGACAATAACATAGTTAGTTTAAATTATTTGGTATTTTAAAAAACTATTTTGTATCTTTACTAAATTTTTATCTAAACTCGACTATATATGTCTGAAAACCAAGAGCTTCTATATCAGTTAAAAAGATTATTGAAGCAAAAAGGAAGTAAAAGTTTTTATGCCAAAAAGCTTGGAATTAGTGAGATTGAAGTGAATGATTTACTTAACCAGTTGAAAAACAACAATGTAGATTATCAATCAACTCGTAAAGTGAACAATGAAACAGGAACAATAGAAAGTATATTAACACTAAGCTATGAACCTAAAAATGATATTGAGTTAGCTAGATTACATAAGATTAATTTAGATAAATATATCATTACAAACTACTGGTCTAAACTACTTCCCAATGGAAAATTTACATCTTCAGTATTTTCCAAACTTAAAAAACCAAACGATTACACTGCTGAAGATTTTGCAAAGTTTTTAGAAAAATATAAATCTAATTATAAGGAACAAAAACAACCTGAACTTAATTTTAGTAATAGAACAGTTGATGTTGAAATATCCATATCTGATTTTCATTTAGCTAAAAGTCATGTAGATGGAGATAATTCTATTACTAGAAGATGTGAAAGATATTTTAAAGCAGCTACATCATTAGTATATGATGTAAAAGCAGTTTATGATATTGATACAATTATATTCCCAATATCAAATGATTTTTTTCATACAGATAATTATCAAAATCAAACAACTAGTGGTACACCACAAGATACTATTATTGATTATGCTAATGAGTATGAAGTAGGATTCTCTCTACTTGTAGAGACTATCACTATGATGAAAAAAGTTTCTAGTGAAGTGATTGTTGTATTAGTACAAGGTAATCATGATAAGACTAAGTCTTATTATCTAGCACATGCTTTAGAAGTTTACTTTGCAGCAGATCCTAATATCATCTTTAATAGAGAACATAGTGTAGTTAAAGCTGTTTTATTAGGTAACACTTTTATCGGTTATCATCATGGTAACTGTAAGATAGAAGATCTTCCTTTATTGTTTGCAACACATCCTGAATATAGTCAAGCATTTGGTAATGCTACTTACAGAGAAGTGCATACAGGAGATAAGCATCACTACATGGCTAAAGAAATTAAAGGAGTGAGAATACAACAGATGCCTAGTTTATCTGGAACAGATAGATGGCATTTAGATAATAATTTTGTACATAGTATTAGAGCAGCTCTTGCTTTAGTTTATGATAAAGATTTAGGTAAAATAAGTGAATTCGAATTTAGATTGTAAATAATGGCAACATTAAGAAAGTTAGTTTCAGACATACGTTCTATGCATAAAATCCTATCAACAGATAGTTTGATTACAGATAGAGCTATTGCTTCTGAGGTTAGAAATAATAGTATCTTATTGATTAAGAGAGAGACTAACCTTAGAAAACTTTGGGCTACCAGCACTCTATTCACTACTATTCCATGTCTTGAAATGATTGAGGTTCCTATTTCTGAATGTTGTGATTATCAAGATCCCTGCAATGTTGCTAGAACTAGATATAAAATTCCTCGTATATCTGAAGGA